TATTGAATATTATGAGAATGGTGTAAAGAAGTATGTAGAGGTTAAATCTACACAAGGCGATAAAAAGATATTTAATATGTCAAGCGGCGAAATAAAGTTTATGAAACGCTATAAAGATGATTACATGCTTTTCTTAATTACGAATGTTAAAGATAAAATGCCTAATATCTTTATGTTTACTTGTGATAAGATTTTACAATTAAAATATGAACACCCTACAACAAGATTTTATGCTTAAATGTAATGTATTTAATTAGTTCACATATTAGCATATGCAAATTAGGAGAGCTTCGGCTCTCCCTTTTTTATGCCGTTTTTTCGTAAAATATCTTTATATTTACAGATTTTGACTATGTAATATAATGTGATTGTGAAGGGGTGGTGACTATTAAATTGAGCTACGGTCGAAGAAAAATATATACAAACGAAGAAGCAATCACATTAGATAACATCCGTGACGTATTGCGCAAGGCATACAACGAGCATCAAATGAATCGCAATGCCATCACAAAGCTGTGGGATTACTATCGTGGTAAAACGGCAATTCTCAACAAAACCAAGGAAGTGCGTGAAAGCATCAACCACAAGGTGTGCGAAAACAGAGCATATGAGATTGTCAACTTCCACAAGGGCTACACCTTTGGCGAGCCAATCCAGTACATTAGGCGAGAAAACACACAGCACACTGAAACGGCAGACGATGAGCTTGCAAGTGCCATCAACACTCTCAACGGCTACATGGCAGACACGGACAAGGCTGCTTGCGACAATGAACTTGCTGAATGGTTGTATGTGGCTGGCACAAGTTATCGCTTGACATTGCCCAACAAAAAGTGGTCTCAAGATAGTGATGAACCACCTTTCAATGTATATTCACTTGATCCACGCAACACGTTTGTTGTGTACCATGCAGGTGTAGGCAAAAAGCCTGTTATGGCAGTAAGTTATGTGACAAAAGATGACAGAACCATTGTTTATAGCATATATACAGAAAGCGAGTATTTTGAACTCACTGACCAAGATGTAATTCTAAAACATGAAGCACATACACTTGGTGCGATACCCATCATTGAATATCCGGCAGATAATGCACGTCTCGGTGTGTTTGAACCGGTGATAACTTTGCTGGATGCGTTGGACGAATTGCAAAGCAACCGTTTGGACGATATCGAGCAGATTGTAAACAGTTTCTTGGCAATCTTCGGTGCAGAGCTGGATGAGGAAACCTACGAGAAGCTCAATGATTGGAAAACCTTGTGTATGCCGGCTGGCACCGATGCAAAGTATCTGACAGCGAGCTTGAACCAAGCAGAGGTGCAGACACTTAAGACGGATATCTTGCAAGCCATTGTGGAGATTTGCTCAATGCCTAACAGAAACGGTGGCAGTTCCACAAGTGACACAGGAACAGCAGTGCATCTCAGAGATGGTTGGGCGGCGGCAGAAACCAAAGCCAAAGCAACAGAGTTGACCTTTAAAAAGTCAGAGAAGGTGTTTTTGAAGTTGGTGCTTCGCATCTTGCGAGACACTGTCGGAACAAAACTCAAACTGACAGATATTGAAACACACTTTACTCGTAGAAACTACGAAAACATTGCAGCCAAGAGCCAAGTGCTTATTGCAATGCTCAATAATCCTAAAATCCATCCCGAACTTGCTTTTGCTCACTGTGGTATGTTTGCAGATAGCGAAAGTGCATATTTGCAAAGTAAGGCTTGGTGGGAAGAGCAGGAAAAGAAAGAAGAAGCAGAGATGGAGACCTATGTCAAGTCATTAGGTCATAAGGATGAGCATGAGTAATCCATATACATTGGCAGACAAAGTAATTGCCTACTTGACCAAGCGATACATCAAGTTGTTTGGCAAGGTGCGTGGGATGGCTTTTGACGAGATGAACGTCATATCTGTCTCTCATGAAATCTATGATACAGCACTTGTTGAAACCAAGCGAGAAATGGTGAGGTTGTCCAAAAAGGTGTACGAAAAGTACAAGGAGGCAGATAATTTTGACAGCGAAGGGTTTGTGTTGGCACTCATGCTTGCATACGATCCTACAACTAAATATATCTACCAAAACGAAGTAGATAGAAAGCGTGCCCGATTTGTAGAAGGCGTGTTATCCAGTGATTTTCCGATGGAGGAAGTAAAAGCATCACAACGGTTATGGATAGCAATGAACAAAGTCTTCGCAGACGAGGTGACATTTCAAACAATGATAAAAGCCTACAAAGACAGTGGTGTAAAAAGGGTTAGATGGGTGACATCGCCAGACGAGAGACGATGTCCTGTATGCGGAGCAATGCATGGCAAAGTGTACCACATTGACAAGGTGCCGTCTAAACCACACCGTAATTGTCGATGTTGGGTGGAGGTGGTCGATTGATTGTATTAGAAGAGGTGCGATGTCCAAAATGCAAAAAGAAACTGCTGAACCTATCTGGTCAAGCAGAAGTGTTGTGTCCTAGATGCAAAACACTGATATATTTTGATACATCGAAACGAAAAGTTGTAATATTGCAAGAGCGCCAACCACAAAAATAGAGCGCCAGCTGTTCGGTTAATCCGGATGTCTGGTGCTTTTTTTATATCGTTAGAGAAAACGGAAATCACATAACTGCGGAGATGCAGTATAAAAGCGCAAACATTTTACAGTCGGAGATGACTATAAGCGCAAAGGAGATTAGATATGAAACATAACATTGAAGGCTACGAAAATATGACTACGGAAGAAAAGTTGAAGGCCCTTGAAGCATACGAACCAGATATGAGTGGGTTTGTATCAAAAGCAGTCTTCGACAAGACAGCAAGCGAAGCAGCAAACTACAAAAAGCAGTTGAGAGACAAGCAAACAGACGAAGAACAACGTCTTGCCAAGGAAAATGAAGAACGAGAAGCACTCATGACAAAACTTCGAGAGCTTGAACGAGAAAAGCGCGTGAGCGACTTGACAAGCAAATATCTTGCTCTTGGCTTTGACAACACTCTTGCCTCTAAAACAGCTATTCTTCATGCTGATGGCGATTTTGACAAGGTGTTTGCAAACATCAAAACATTGCTGGACGGCCGTGAGAAAGCAATTCGAGCTGAAATGTTGAAGAGCACACCGGAGCCTCAAGTAGGTGGTGTGGAAACAGTAATGACTTTGGAAACATTGCAAAAGATGGGGCCTGCAGAAAGACTGCAATTTTCCATTGAGCATCCAGACGAATACAAACAATTATATGGAGGTAATAAATAACCATGGCTCATACAATATACGATAATTTTTATCTATCCAATGAGGTAGAAGACCAATATAACTCCCACTTGGATTTGCAACAATTTTGTACGGTAGATAACTCTCTTGTTGGCACACCTGGTATGAAACGCAAAATCAACGTTTACCGTGCAACAGATGGTACAGAAAAGCTTGCAATGGGTGTTGGTAACAGCAAGAGCATTGAAGTATCTTACAGCGATGTTGAATACGAAATCTTGCTTGCACAAAACAGATTCGAATACTTTGACGAACAAGCAATGATTGATCCTATGCTTGTGCCTGTTGGTGTAAGACACATGGGTACAGACATGTTCAACACTGTCAACGCAGATATCTTTACAGAGTTCAACAAGACAACTTTGCAAGTTGACACAACAGCACTTAACTTTGAAGCATTTGTTGATGCAACGGTGAAACTTAACCTTGAAAACTTGAACGGTGTATCCATCTTCGGTTTTGTTCATCCGTCCGATATGGGTGCATTGCGTAAGGCTCTTAAGGATGACCTTAAGTATGTGGAAGCATTTGCTCGAAGTGGCTACATCGGTACTGTTGCTGGCATCAACCTTTACACAAAGAAAGATGCTACACCTAAGACTGTTGTCATCGGCACAAAAGAGGCTGTAACACTTTTCAATAAGAAAGGTACAGAAATCGAGCAACCTCCTCGTGATTCTCAAGATGCTAACATCCGTAAGAACACAATTCTTTCTCGTAAGTACTACCTTGCAGCACTTACAGACGAAACAAAAGCAGTAAAGATTGTAGTTGCATAATAGCATGAAAGGAGACTAACTATGGCAATGACAGATAACGAGAAAATTACTGCTGTAGAAACGCTGATTGCACCGGACACAGCATCACAAGATTTGTTGCTGTTGCTCGTAAAACAAGCCGAAGCGATTGTACTTAATAGACGATACCCTTACGGCATTCCAGATAATGCAACAGTGCCAGTGCAGTACGAGTACACGCAAATCCGCATTGCCGTAGAGTTGTTCTCAAAAATGGGTGCAGAAGGTCAAACTGCTCACAAGGAAAACGGTATTGACCGCACCTTTGCATCGGCAGATATAACACCAGCATTGCTGAGGCAAATTGTACCTCTCTGTGGGAGTGTGATGTAATGCGTACACTAAATAGAAACAAGCGAACATTATATTACAAGCTCTACTTGGGAGAGGTAGAAAACACAGATGGCGGAGACCTTACGGGAGAAAGCACGCCGGCTTACGGGCAACTAAATGAGCTTCGTTGTAACGTTTCCGCATCTGTTGGTGCCGATGCAATCTCAGCATTTGGTGGCTTTACAAACTACACACGAACTATAGCCGTGTCAGACGTCAGCTGTCCAATGGACGAAGACAGCATTGTTTGGTTCGGGGTGCCGTTAGATCAACCATACAACTACATCGTTACCAAACGAGCAGACAGCAAAAACGGCATCTTGTATGCCTTGCTTGAGGTAAAGGTTCAATGATGAAAATAACTGTTAATCCATATGACATCAAGTCTATAAACAATGCTCTAAAACAAATTGAGGTATATCGACAAGATTTTGAACGTAAAGAGCAAGAGTTTGTGAGACGGCTTGCAGAAATTGGTTTGTCGGTGGCGAGAACAGGTTTTCAGTTGGCCGATTACGATGGTACAAAAGATGTGGTTGTTTCTATGAACCAAACTGGAACACAGGCAACCATTGTCACAAGTGGTCAGACTGTTGGTTTCATTGAGTTTGGTACAGGTCTTAGGTACCCCGAATGGAGTGGAGAAGATACAGATTACACACCTCCACAACACGGTACTTATGGCAAAGGTAAAGGCAAAAACCCACACGGCTGGTGGTTTACTGCCAATGCAGGATCATCGCATCATACGTATGGTAATATGCCGGCAGAAGCCATGCTTACAGCACGAGATAGAATGGTTGAGCAAGTTTTACGCATTGCAAGGGAGGTGTGGAAATGATTGACTATTACAACTCCATATACACTCACATTGCAACAGCAGTGAAAAC